ATATGATGTAATTGGATCTTATGTTCCAACTAAAGAAATGGGAGGTGGATCTGGATTAAAATATGCTGCATCTAGTATAATCTATCTGAGTAAAAAGAAAGAAAAAGATGGAACAGAAGTTGTTGGTAACATCATTAAAGCTAAAACTGCTAAATCGCGTCTGAGTAAGGAGAACAAAGATGTGGAAGTTCGTTTGTATTATGATGAGCGTGGTCTTGATCGATATTATGGTCTTCTTGAACTCGGTGAAACTGGTGGACTTTGGAAAAATGTCGCAGGTAGATATGAAATGGACGGAAAAAAAATATATGCTAAACAAATCCTCAAAGATCCAGAGCAATATTTTACTCCCGAAGTAATGGAAAAGCTTGACGAAATTGCAAAATCTGAATTTTCTTATGGACTATCTCACTGATTTTATACATACCCATGATAATTCAATAACTGATGATACATGCAATTTTTTGATAAATTTGTTTGAAGAAAATTTGGATAAAACAGAAAGAATTGATAATGATTCAAAACCAAATTTTACTCAATTCAATTTAACTCAAAATAAAGATATAACAAAACAAACAAATCAAGTCCATAATTACCTGATTAAAAGAGTATTTGATTGTAGAGATCAATACTATAAGTTTATCGATAAAAGAGTATTTCCAAAAGAACATGCATTTGAGCAATTTAGAATCAAGAAGTATGAAGTTGGAGGAAATGACATGTTCGATACTCACGTTGATGTGCTAGACTATGGAACCTCTAGGAGATTTTTATCTTTCATGTGGTATTTAAATGATGTAAATGATGGAGGAAAAACAGTCTTTAAAGATTTTGAAATTAAACCCAAAAAGGGAAAACTATTGGTGTTTCCGCCACTGTGGATGTTCCCTCATAGGGGAGATCCACCAATAAGCAATACAAAATACATTATCAGCACATATCTTCACTATAAGTAATGGAAAAAATTGAATCCCTAATCCTTCAAAACTTCATATTCAATGAGGAATACACAAGAAAAGTAATTCCCTTTATCAAACCAGAATACTTTGAAGATAAGTGTGAAAAAATTATTTTTGAAGAAATTTCTAATTTTATTTCTCAATATGGATCTTGCATAACAAAACAAGCTCTTTATATTGAGATTGATAATAGAAGTGATTTGAATGAAGATGAAGTAAAACAGATTAGGAATTTAATTGGAAGTTTTGAAGATGGTCTTGTAGAGTTTAATTGGTTAATTAATTCTACAGAAAAATGGTGTAAAGATCGTGCAATATATTTGGCACTAATGGAGTCAATTTATATTGCCGATGATAAGGATAGTAAAAAGACTAGAGATGCAATTCCGGAAATATTGACTGAAGCATTATCTGTTTCTTTCGATAATAATATCGGACATGATTATTTACAGAACTATGAAGAACGTTATGAGTATTATCACAGAAAAGAAGATAAAATTCCATTCGATATTGAATATTTTAACAAAATTACAAAAGGTGGTTTACCTACTAAAACTCTTAATGTCGCGCTTGCTGGTACTGGTGTCGGCAAGTCTCTATTCATGTGCCATATGGCTAGCTCCATCTTGCTCCAAGGACGGAACGTTCTCTACATTACAATGGAGATGGCAGAAGAAAAAATTGCTGAGCGAATTGATGCAAACCTTTTGAATGTTCCAATTCAAAATCTTGCAGAATTGCCAAAAACAGCATTTGAAAACAAAGTAAGTAAATTGGCAGCAAAAACTCAGGGAACCATTATAATTAAAGAATATCCTACTGCATCTGCACATGCTGGTCACTTTAAAGCACTTCTTAATGAGTTGTCACTTAAGAAGTCATTTAGACCTGATATTATTTTTATTGATTACCTTAATATATGTGCTTCCTCTAGGTATCGCGGAAACAGCACTGTCAATTCATATAGCTATATCAAGTCTATTGCTGAAGAACTTAGAGGCTTGGCTGTCGAAGCCGAGGTCCCTATCGTATCTGCCACCCAGACCACTCGTTCTGGTTTTGGTAGCTCTGATGTTGACATTACTGACACTAGTGAGTCCTTTGGTCTCCCTGCTACTGCTGATCTTATGTTTGCCCTTATTTCTACAGATGAGCTTGAAGGGATGGGACAAATTATGGTAAAGCAGTTGAAAAATCGTTACAATGATCCAACAGTAAACAAAAGATTTGTTGTTGGGATTGATCGCGCCAAAATGCGTCTTTATGATTGTGAGCAATCTGCCCAAGATGACATCCTTGACAAATCTAGGGATGAGGAGTATGATTATGAGGAACACAACGTTAAGAAATCTTTTGAGGGATTTAAGTTTTGATCTATTACACAGTATATGATTCTGGTGGTAAAAAGATATCTGATTGTGGTTCTGAACTAGATGCTAAGTTTTTAGCAGAGCAACGTAAAGGAACTTACAGAACAAATCGTATTGAAGGTTGGTTTCATACTATAGAAGTTGAACCAATCAATTTACAACTACCTCAAATCTTAATTGATTGTGGAGAAGTTGAAGAACAACAAAAATTACCTGCACAACAACAAGAACCTTTAGAACTATGAGCACCGTTGACACCAAAAAATACATTGAATTTGTAGATGCAGTAACATCTAATGAGAGTAAAGACTATTCTTATTTTGCTGCTCGTCTTTTTGAACTTGAAAAAGAAGGATTTAATACCGAGAGACTGCTTACTGCTGCTGTAGGTATGTCTGCTGAAGCAGGGGAATTTACTGAGATTGTTAAAAAGATTATCTTTCAAGGTAAACCAGTAAATGAAGAAAATCTTTTCCATTTGAAGCGTGAACTGGGTGACATCATGTGGTATGTTGCGCAAGCATGTATGGGACTAAGAATTAGTCTTGATGAAGTCATGGAAATGAATGTAGAAAAACTTGTTGCTCGTTATCCTGGCGGGCAATTTGATGTCCATTATTCTGAAAATCGTAAAGAGGGAGATGTATGACAACACGACAATTTGTAACCAAGTCTGGTGATACTTGGGAATGGGAAGAAACTCCAGAAACTATTCAAGCACTAAAACAACTACATGAATCTGTAAAGGAAACTGCAAAGGAAAATGAAACCAGTAACTCTTGAAGAATATAAAGAAGTAGGACCACTATTTTTTGAAAAATATTGGTATGTTTCTAAGGAAATTGGAGAAAATGCAAAACCAGAAGATGTTCTTAAAGTAATGGAATCACTTGCTGGTCTTGCAATGCTAAAAAGATCTGAAGAAAAGACTCCAGTTGGTTTCAATAAAAATCAGGAGAATAGCAATGAGTAATTATGATATTGTAGATATAAATCTAAGTTTAACTGTTAATGAAGCATTAGAAATTCGAAATATCCTTTTTGACCATCAAAAAGGATATGGACTTGAACATGTTCCTGAAAGAATTTCTAAAGTTCGAAATCTGATTAATGAACTAGATGCTCAAATTAGGAGATCGATAGATGGGGGATGTCCTCCAGGGACAGTATATATAAATGGAGTATGTGCTGATCTCTAAATAAATAAAGGAAAGAAAAAATCTTTCCTTTTACTGCCCAAGTGGTGAAATTGGTATACACGCATGACTTAGGATCATGTGCCTTGTGCGTGGAGGTTCGAGTCCTCTCTTGGGCATTTATTATAAATATTAGAATAGTATTAAGATATTAAAAATATTCTAATTAATAATGAGAAGATTTACCGAATTTCTTTCAGAAGCAACTGCTGCGTCAACTCAAGCAAAGAAACTAGCTTTAGCTCCTGATGGACATGGGGGTTATTATAATAGAGCTACTGGAGAATTTGAAGCAAAATCAGTTGGTGGCAAATTACAATTCTTCAATAAAAGGCAAATAGTTGGTAGAAAAGATCCTAAACAATCTGATTTTGAAAAGAATATTCCATTAGGATCTTTTTTGGAAAACGTTCAGCAAGAAGTTCCTCAAGAACCAGTTGATCAGCAAATGATGGATCAACCAATTTCAAATGCACCTCCAGTAGAAAAGAGAAAGGGAACTTTGAATATTGTATTTGGTAGATTCAATCCACCAACTGCTGGACATCTTCAAGCTATGGATATTGCTGCTGAAGCGGCAATTGCTGAAGGTGGGGAATATATAATCGTTCCTTCAAGATCTCAAGATCCTAAAAAGAATCCTTTAGATCCAGATACTAAAATTTCATTTATGAGAAGGATGTTCCCTTTTCATAGTGAAAGAATTGTAAATGATTCAAACTTTGAGACTATTTTTGATGTTTTAAAGAAAGCACATAATGATGGTTATACCAATGTGAGAATTATTTGTGGATCAAATAGAGTTAAAGAATTTGAAAAACTTGCTAATAATTATAATGGAGAACTTTATGAATTTGGTTTTATTGAAGTAATTCCATCAGGGGATATTGATCCAGATGGTAAAGGATTGGAAGCAATATCAGCATCAAGACTTAGATTAGCAGCTGCTGAGGGTGATTTTATTACATTTAGATCTGGTTTACCAGAAGAATTGAAAAGAAAAGAAGCATTAGAACTTTTTTATCTTGTTCGAATGGGAATGGGAATAGAGGAGATACAGCAAGAAGGATTTAATGTTTGGGAAATTGCTCCTAAGTTTGATCAAAAATCTTTAAGAGAAAATTATATAAACGAAAATATATTTAAACTTGGTGAAAGTGTTGAAAATTTAAATACAGGATTAGTTGGCAAAATAATTAGAAGAGGGACAAATTATCTGATATGTGTAACAGAAGATAATATAATGTTTAAGTCTTGGATTAGAGATGTTCAAGAAGCATAATAAAATTTACTAAATAAAATTATAAAAGAGTAAAAGTTTAAATTAATCTCATGAAAAAACATATTGCTGAAGAGTTACCTGCAAGAAGGCACCCTCAGGCAAAAATGTCTGAAAAACCATCTGGGGGAGGTGGCGATGATAAAAAACCATCTGGAGATACTTCTGGTGGCGGAGATAAGTCTACAGAAAATAAAGTAAGTCAAGCTGCTTCTGATATCAGATATAGAGCAAGAAGAGAGAATATTACTCTCCAACAAGCTTACTCTCAGTATATGCAAAATACCAATATGTCTGAGATGGAAAAGCGCATGGTAAGAGATAAACTATTTGGTAAGGGTGAAAATCAGTCGGAAGATTATGATATCAAGAATTTTGCCTCAAATACTATGGCAAAAGTTCTATCAAAAGTTTTTGTTGAAAATACTAAAGAAGATGTAAATATTTTAGATGATGAATATATTGCAAGATTGAAAGAAGAAATGGAAGGAGGAACTGCTGATAGGAGAAAATATAAAGTAAAAGTAAGAGATCCAAAAAACAATGTAGAGTATGTGAGAAGAGCAGATCGCTCTAAGATTTCTAGACTTAGAGATAAGGGATTGGATGTTGAGCATACTGGTTATGGTAAAGAATATGAAGGTGAGCGTGGAAAGAAAGCAAAGAAAGATTATGATGGAGATGGTAAAGTAGAATCATCCTCCAAGGAACATGCTGGTGTTGTTCATAATGCAATTCAAAGATCAAAAGGTGGAACTCCTGATGGTAAGGATACCCGCAAAGAAGAGTATTTTAGTGAATTGACACAACCATCTTCTGTTGGTTCAAGAGAAAAGAATGCAACTAAAATAGATGTTCTTCCAGCAGGAGCAAGAAATAGAGTAAAAGTTAATCCAGAAATAGGATCAAATAAAAAGTTGATGGCACATAATGAACTTTCTGGGGAAGTAATTTATGAAAGTGCATATTCTAAGTTTTTGAATAATGTTTCCACTCTTCGTGAGGAAGCAAAAAGTGTAAATCAAAGAAGACTTTTTGGACTTGCTTTGTCAGTATTGAGAGGTGATACTCCTAAGAGTGAAGTAAGTGAAGAAGTTATGAAAATTGTCGAAACAATGTCAGAAACTGAAATTCGTAAGTTTGCTAAAACAAAAGAATCTGGTCTCCCAGTTCAAAAAGAAGCAAAGGAATGTGAAAGATGTGGGAAGTGTTCCTGCGAATGTGGTGATATGCGTGGTGAATATGCAAGAAGAAATGTTCTAAAGAATAAATTGAGATCCATGGGAATGAAAAATCCTATTATGATTAGTACTGATATGATGGGTGGTAAAAAGGTTGATGAGCAAACAATAAGGCAAGGAACAGATGCTACCGGTAAAGATGTCGGTGGTCCAGGATCTAAGTATGAAAAAGAAGATGGAAAAGGTGCTGATCTTAGAGGTAAAGCTAGAGAAAAATATTGGAATAGATGGCAATCTAAAACTGGTGTAAAAGGAGCTTGATC